CGCGGTTGATGAGGACGGCAACGTATTTCTGTATCGAGAGTTTGTCAGAGCCGGTCTTCGGATCGACCAATTCGCGCAAAAGCTCAAAGGATTTGATGAAACGATCAATCTAAATCCCATTGTGGCCGGACGAGATGCCTGGGCGCAAAAAGGGGTTTTAAATAAGGGCTCAGTCAACACAATCGCAGAAGAGTTTCAAGAGCATGGCATTTCTCTTGTGCCGGCGGCAATTGACAGAGTCCAAGGCGCCGCACAAGTTCGAAGTTATTTAGCCTTAAGAGAAAGTCTTGATGGAACGAAAAGACCGAGATTTTTTATATTCGACACTTGTCCCCTTAGTTTTGATGCTCTTACTAGGATGCAGCATGATCCTGACCGAGTGGAGGATGTTTTAAAAGTTGATGCTGCTGACGGCGATCCAAACTCAGGCGATGATGCCTATGACATGGTTAGATACGGGCTGATGTCTAGGCCCATGATCACCGAAAAGCCAAAAGAGCGATTAGTTGTTGGGTCAAGTCGGTGGGCAAAGGCACAAACGGATCGCATGGAAGAATCAATCAATGAGCAGGCGCAAAAGCAGCTAGCTGAAGAGCGCGAGAATGACATGTTTAATATTGCTGGATCTGACGATGATCCACTCAAATATTTCTTAGATAAAAAGAGGGCTGGATGATTATTAAAGTCGGGTGGATTGCCTACGCACGGATTGCCATTGTAATGACAAAATATTTTAGAAAATGGGCTAGATATTATGAATGCGAGTACCTGCCAAACAAAAGCATAGGCGCACTTGGGCTATTTGGTTTTGTCTTTGTGCCGGTACACGAAGGCTGTGATTGGGAAAAGTATTTATGATTGAAAAAGAAAAACTACAGGCGGCTTTTGATTTTGCAAGGATGAACAATATCCCGTGGATCGAGATTGATGGCATAAAAATGCCGGTTCCGGAAAAGACAGAGATTGTGGCTGATGTTTCAGAGGCGGCAATGAATGCTGCTTACAATCCTGAGCCGCAGTTTTCTGATGAAGAGATCATGTATTACGCGACACCGTATTTTGAAGAGCTTCAAGAAAAAAAGAGAATTAGAAGTGAGCAATTGAAAACCAAAGAGGATTTAGATGGCAAAAACTAAAACCGTCGAGCGACGAAATATGACCCAAATAGTTGATGGGAAGGTCACGCGTGAACCAAAAGATGATGAAACAAATAAGCGAAGGTATTTCTGGTGGAAAAAGTTTGACCTCGACACTGACGAGTATGATGAGCAAATGGCGTCAGAGATTAGATCAACTGTTTTGTTTATGCAAGACCATCAATCTCAAAGAATTAATCAGCTCGTTGTTTCAACACGGCTTTACGGAAACAGTTCGCCTTATAATATTCTTGGAGCTGCTTTCACTAGGAGTTCTAGTGCTGCTCCTAATCCATCAGGTACGCGGATTAGCTTTAACCTTTGTTCATCGGTGATTGATACGCTGGTATCTCAGGTGGCCAAAAACAAAGTGGTTCCGACATTTATTACCTCTGGCGCCAAGTGGGGAATGCAGAGAAAGGCTGAGAATCTAACGAAATTCACTGAAGGCTTATTTTATGAGCAAGACGCTCACGATAAAATCACTTATCAGGCAAGAGACGCTGGCGTCTGGGGAGATGGACACGTATACGTTTATCGAACTGCCGATGACCGAGTAGGCATTGCGCGAGTTTTGCCGCACGAATTTGTTTTTGACTTGATTGAATCTCTTAAGGGAAAGCTTAAACAGCTTCACCGAGTATACATTGAAGACCGAAGCGATCTTTTAGCTGAATTTCCTGATAATGAAAAAGAAATCGATGAATGCGGTCCAGCCAGCTACCATGATATTGGTGGAGCGGGTACGGCAGCTGATTTGGTCGTTGTGAGCGAGTCTTGGTATTTGCCATCAGGCAAAGACAAAGACAATGGCTGTTATGTGAAACAGCTTTTTGACACCAACAAAGTACTGAGCAAAAAAAGATGGGCCAAAGATTACTTTCCTTTTCCAGATTTACAATATTGCAGACGCCTAGTTGGGGTTGATGGCCAGGGCGCATGTGAGCGATTGCAAAACCTTCAGGGAGAAATCAATCGGCTAATGATTCTTGATCAGAAGTCAAGATGGATGGGCGCAAGCTTTAAAATTTTGTCCCACATTTCAGACAAAATCCCTTCACAACATTTCAACAACGAAGTCGGCCCGATCTTAAAATGGGCAGGAACAATTCCACCTCAATACGTTGCCCCAAGCCCAATTGATCCATCGAATGAGGAAAAAATTAATTCACTCATTCAAAAAGGATATCAGCAAGAGGGCGTAAGCCAGCTTTCCGCATCGAACGTAAAACCTCTTGGCGTAAACTCAGGTCAAGCCCTTAGGACCTATGATCAAATTGCAGAAGACAGGCAATTATTCTTTGGCCAAAGAGTTGAGACGACGGCACTTGAAATCACAAGACAGGCCATTGAGGTAGTGAAAGATATCTACAAAGACAAGAAAAGCTACGTCGTCCAGTGGCCTGGCACCCATTTTCTAGAAAGCGTTGATTGGGCAGATATTAATCTCAATATGGATGAATATTGGCTAAAGGCTTTTCCGACTTCTGAGCTGCCAGAGGAGCCAAGCGCAAAACTTGAAACCGTACAGGAATATGCACAGGCTGGCTTTATCACACCCCGCGCGGCTAGGCGCCTACTTCGAATGCCTGATGTGGAAATGGCAGATAAGCTTGCTGATGCTGCCGAGGACCTAATCTGCAAATCGATTGAAGACATAATTTACGATAAGGAGAAAGTAATACCGGATCCAGAATGGGATTTGATGTTAGCTCAAGATTACTGCATAAAATATCTTAATTATGCAAAGCTAAATGGCTGCCCTAAGGAAAATATTGATATGCTTAGGGATTTTAAATCAATGATTGACGATCTAATTATGCAAGCCAATCCACCGCCGACACCTCCGGCGGGAGCTCAGGCCACTCCTCTGGCCAACCCTGCGCCAACCCCGACAAGCCCTCTAATTCCTAACGTCAACGGTGTGGCCGCATGAAAGTGGTAAAGGTTGGCCGAAATAGGTTTAAGGATCTTAAGCGCACAAAAGTCCTATTCATGACTTACGTTATTAACTTCCCGGATGGCGATCAATGGGTGAAGCAGCAAGAGTTTTCGGCGCACGATATGGCATTTGAGTTAAATAAAATCATTGCTGAACACCGGGGATCATATTCTGGCAGAGCCTGGGCTCTTCGTTGCCAAGCGCTTTGGAACGCGGGCGAGACATGGTGGAAAGACAATATGGGCGTTGAGCATCTAATTCTTATTGAAGACAAAAAGAGGAAAAACATGAAGTGGGGAGTGACCAAAGAGGATTACATGACAATTAAAACCGGGGTCACAGAGGAAGAGTTTAGAAAAGGGGAAAAACAATGAGTCGTGAAACAGCATTTCAAAAATTCGCAGGCAAATCCGCACCGCCGCCGCCAAGAGGCTCAGTCCAACCCCCGCCGAGAGTCGAAGCGGCGCCGGCGCCAAATCCCCAAATACAAGATCCACCGCAACCTAAGGTCGAAACGACCGAAGCCGGTGTGTCTACCCCGAAGACCGATGAGCTTCAAAGCACCAGGTTAGCCATTCTTGCGAAAAAGGAATCGGCAATCCAAAAGGAGCGCGAGTCTTTTAAGAAAGAGCGTGAGGATTGGCTTAAGGAAAAAGCTGAAGTTGACGGAATTAGAAAGCGGGCAAATGATTTTGAGGAAACTAGAAAAAAAGATCCCATTGCAGCGCTTAAGCAGCTTGGGTTTTCTGATACTGAAATTATAAATGCAATCAATGGCCAAGAAAAGGCTGAACCAAATGCTGAAGAAATCGCAAAGCGTGTGGCGGCTGAAGAGACTCAAAAGATTCGGGACGAGATTGCAAAGGAAAAGCAAGAGCTAGAAAAATCCACGAATGAACGGATGATTGGAAATCTTAAAGCAGACATTTCGCTAAATATTAAAAAACAGGCAGAGAAATATGAATTTTGTGCGTTTGAGGGAAAGGCGGCAGAGGATCAGGCATATAGTTTTATTGTTCAGGCCTTAAAGGCTGACCCCAATGATTTGATTTCGGTAGACGAGGCGCTTGAAATGACTGAGACGCTTTATGAAGAGCGCGCAAAAGCTTTACAAAAACTCAAAAAATTGCAGCCGCAGACACCGCTGCCAGTTGAGGAGCCAGCTCCCGTCGGAAGGTCTAGAGCTCCAATTTCAAACGTTCCACAGCCAGAGCAGATACCACAGACAAGAAAGATTGGAACCATCCCGCCACCTCCGTCCGGGCGCCAGGAAACGCGCGAAGAAAAAAAGGAAAGGCTAATTCGCGCCATACAAACCGGTGGCCTTAGCCGGTAGGCGCTGAGCCATTTCCCACAATAGTAAGAGCTGTCTCTAAAGAGACAAATACGTCCAAAAAGATACGGGACAAAAAAAGATCAGCTTGAAAATTTTTAAAACAATTTTTCAAGGAGACTTTCCGTGTCTACGTATGTTTCACAGACCACGGTTCCTGGTATTTTAAAGGAACTGTATGACGGCCAGAAAACAAACTGGCTCACCTATAAAGACAACCCACTGCTTGCAATGATGCACAAGGAAACTAAGTTTCCGGGTAAGTATTTCCCAAATCCAGTCGTGTACTCGCTTTCATCTGGTGGCGCGTCTTCGACATTTTCAAATGCTTATTCAAATCAAAGCTCACCACTGGTTGCAGAGTTCTTGGTCACTCGCGTGGCCGATTTCTCACTGGCCACAATTGACGGACAACTTCTTGCCGCCGCTATGACTGACCCAGGAACATTCATTGATGGTTCTGAGCTCATGATCGATGCCGCATGGCAGGTCGCAGTCAATAGGGTTGCATCAGCAATGTTCAGAAATGGTGCCGGTACAATTGCTCAGATTTCCACAGTATCAAATGTCAGCGGTAATACTTACCTTGTGACGCTCACAAATCCTGACGACATGGTTCAGATCGAGCAAAACATGGTCTTGCTTGCTGTTCAGAACGTCGACGGATCAGGCAGCGCCCCATCAGACGTTGCAACCGTAAGCGGAACTCTTGATAGAAATGCTGGCACTTTCCAGGTTACATGCTCAACCAATATCGCATCTGATTGGCCAACTACTTATTACTTGGCTGTTCAGGGTGATTTGCCAACAACCACAAACAACAACTTCCAGCCAAGCGGTTCGACCACAACGAACTCTTTGTTAAAACTTGCTGGACTTCAAGCTTGGTTGCCAATCACGGCTCCAGGCGGAGGCGATGCTTTCTTTGGAGTAAATCGATCAGCAGACGTTCAACGTCTTGTCTGGAGTTTATTTCAACGGAAATCAACTGAGCATGGAGGAGGCACTACTTCAGGGTACGGGCCGAATTGCTATGCAAGGCGGTCGAGTTGATACCGGAGTGTGCTCTTATGCCACTTACACTTCAATCATCACATCGCTGGGCTCAAAGGTTCAGTATGTTGACGAAAAAGTCGGTGATATTGGCTTTCGTGGAGTCATGGTCAATGGCGCTAACACCACAATGAGCATCTTCCCTGATCGAAGCTGTCCAGATGGATACATCTTTTCACTAGAGATGGACGACTGGGTTCTTCGTTCACAAAACGAGGCTCCTCACATCCTGAAATACATGGATGAGATCGAGATCCTTCGTGTGCCAGGTGTGGACGCTGCTGAGCTTCGGGTTGGCGGTTACATGAATATGTATCCGAAACACCCAGGCCACAACGGAACCATTCAGGTCCAATTACAAGAGTTTTAAATTTGATTAGCCCCTGGCACTTAAAACGTGCCAGGGGCTTTTCTTTGTCAGCTTTGGGGGCATCGCTGACAAATAACCCACCCAAATCGAAGGGATCATCAAATGTCAAATCGTAGAGATATTCAGT